ATAAACCTACTATAAAATCTAACATCGTCAACATATCCGTTCATAACCTGATTTGTAGAAGCAGATAATGCTCCGCTAAACATATCATAAGTTCCAGTGCCCAAAGCAGTAGAAGCAGAAGATACCAAATTTCCATTAAGATATAAATAACTTATTCCAGTTAAGGCATTATGGCTTAATGCAGCGTGATTCCATGTAGCATTTGTATAGGCAGTTGTTCCGAAATTAGTAGCTCCAACATTAGCCCTTATAGAAGCTGAACTGGTTCCAATCTCAATATAAATTCTGTTGTTTGTTCCTGCTCCTGCATGAACGAATGCCCATTGTGCGGTGCCAGCAGTATTATCTCCAACTCTATAGAACCAAACAGATACAGTAAATGAACTGGACCCATTCCAAACCTCACCGTTTGAATTTTCAACTGTAATACTATTATTAGAAGTACCGTCGAAAGCAACGCAGAATTTACCCTGTCTTGCAGGTCTTCCATCTGCTAACCATGAGGTGCCAGAACCTACTAACGTACCATTATTTGTTTTTAAAGCATCATTTGCAGTGGTGCCAGTTCCTTCCTCTAGCTTCAACCACATCTTTAAATGTTTATCAGATTCGTTAGCCATTTAGAACTGTAACTCCTTTTCAAAGACAATAGCCTTATTTTTCTTATCTACAAAATGATGAATTTTTAAGGCATTCTCGACAGTAGGCAACTGGTCCGCATACTGAGGATTGTTCTCGTATATAGTCGCAAATCGAAGTAATGTTGCTTTTGTCATGAATATTAGAGAAGAAGGCAATTAATAAAACTTACGCTGCTTGGACAACAATAGCATGTCCTGTATTCCTTTCTGAATTTATTGCAAAAGCGAGAGTATCAGCTACAACTGGGACCCCAGTCATGAAGCGCATACGAGAAGTAAACTCTGAAAAGTTATTGTTTAAAACAACATCTCCGACGACAGTTCCGTTATCAGCACCTAGGCCATTGTCAACATAATCGTCATCAAAATCCCAATGAGACTCAAGACTAGCTGCATTTAGAGTTGCATTCTTAGCAGGCTCGGAATAATCATTTAAGATTTGTTCATCTGTTAATGCTACGCTCCAATACTTCAAGTCTGAAATTGCACCCTTGAATTCTTGTGTGACGCTAGCATCCCCTGCTTTGTTTGCAGCTCCAATTCTAGCAGTGTCTAAACCATCACAGTTATTGAACCATTCATTAAGGTCTGTAGTTGTGGAATTAGTAGAAGCAACTTTAACCCCATTAACATAAAATTGTGGTCCTCTAAGGTCTGCATTTTGTCTTACAGCAACATGCATCCATTGGTGAGGTTTAACCACTATGTCATTCGTTACAGATACGAATTGCGCAGTTGTTGCGTCAGTGCATCTACATGCAAGTTTTCCAGCTTCAACATTGAATTCAATAAACTCAACTGCGTTATCGTCTCCAATTCCTAGAATAGTATAAGTTCCTGTTATGTCTGGCACATTAATCCATGCGCTAATAGTCCCCTTAGTGTCATTAGCCGCTGTACGAGCCACTGCAAAAGCGTTTACTTGAACATAATCATCTACATTGCCACCAATAAAAACTGCTGCTTTACGGCCCGATAATCCGCCTGTAATGTGGTAAATATCAGTTACTGCCATTCTTTACCTCTTTGGTTTTAGAGGGTGCTTCAGGAGCTTTAAACAAGTTAGGGAATTTCTCTTCTATTTCTGCCATGTGTCTTTTAGCATCAGCAATTATTAAGTCACGTCTTTGTGGGCTCATTTTACCTAAAGACATTCTACCCGGCTCTTCACCCGGTCTCTTAGCAGGAGTTTCTACTGTGAAATCACGCTCGATGAATTTACCATCAGCTAAAATTGAAAAATGCTTATGAAGCCTTAAAATGCTCTCTTTAGTCATTAAGCCTCCGTATTAGAAATTAAAGCTACATATTTAGGTCTTACAAGTAATGCGATACCATGCATCCAACACCTAATCTTCTTACCAATACCAGTTAATTCTCCACCTTCTATAATTCTAGTTGTCAAAGGCATGAATTCTTTGTAAATAACAGCTTTCTTCAAGTCAGCAACCATAGCATAGTCTGCAGTTACGTTTTCAGAAACAACTATAGGTTTACCATCGAATTCCATTAATACTCCATTCTCAGCAACTTTAGAAGATAATGAAGGTATTGCTGAACCCTTAACAGATACAATCCAAACTTTTAAGTCCTTGTAACCTTTAGCACTAAGATATAGTTTAAGGTTTCTAGGCATTTCTTTAGTCTGTTCTCTTATTTTTTGTTCTGCTTCCTGTATGTCTTCATAAGGGTCTTGTCCGCTAGCAGCATCCCATGCAGCAGTAGCAGTAACAGAGTTAATATTTGAAGGAGTGACGTTTTCACTAGCAACGTCCCAAATGTCTCCATCGTTATCATAAGCGACAGCATTGGTTAAGTCTTCTGTATTTCTTAAGAATACTTGAACGTCGTTATCAGTTTCATCTTCCATATCTATTGTTGGAGATTCTACAAAATATTTCTTAACGTAAGATGTGTTTCTAGTCCATGACTGTTCTAATATGAATGGTCTAGCACCGTAAGGTATATCTCCAATCTTTAGAGTTCCAGCTGTAACGCTAGTTCCAGTTAAGTAACCGCTAGTCTTTTGATACCATCTAATTTCACGAGAAGGTGTTCTTTCAACTGTAACTTCATTTCTAAATATTACAGCTTCATCTAGCATGTCTTTTGATATTTTGTCAATATCAACACTTCTTATATCAATTTGTCCTGCTGTGTCTGCCATTATGAGTATGCGTTATTTTGTGCTCCCGGTCTTATATCGACAATTAATGTTTCGTTATCTCCGCTAGTTGTACTTAAAGCAATTCCTACCATGTCAGCGCCTACGTTAGCAGCAACTGCAGGTTTAACCTTATTTCCTGAACCAGTCATAACAACAGTCTGCCCAACTGTAACAGCAGCAGAAGAAGTCATCTTAGCCCATCCAGAACGATAAAGAGAAACAGTAGTACCAACGTTAGCAATCTTTTCAGTTTTAACAACACCAGCAAAAGCAGCATCAGCAGAAGCAGCAGTAGCAGTTATAGGAGAAGTTAGAGTACACAATGCACCTTTTTCCATCGCTGTTGCAGATGCAACTGTGAAAGTATATGCAGGTTGGTCCTCTGTTAACATTACTGCTTCGTTAGCCATTTCGGTAAACCGAATACTTTCTACTATTTAAACTTTACTAAGATTTCTTTATTTTGCTTTCTACGAATTTCAATATCTCTTTTTGTAAAACTATCGCTTGTTTTACTTCTTTAATTAATTTATTTGCTCCTGCTCTGAACTTTTTAGAGATTTCTCTGTCAGTCATTTTCAAATCTTTCTGAGCAGATTTTATTCGATAATCGTAAACTTTGATTGATTGTTTTATGTCTTCTGCAGTTTGATACCATGCAGCCTCTTCTTCACTCTCTGCAAATTTAACACCGAGGTCTTTATTCTCTATCATCGTATTTCCCCTCTTGAAGTTCTTGTCTAATTCTTTTATGATACTCTTTTGGAGTCTCTGGTTTAGGTACTACTGGCGGAGTTGCAATAACTGCTTTACCTGCCATTTGAGCTCTTGCTTTTAACTTTTCATTACGAGCAACTTCGATTTCAAGAGCATCATTTTCTGCTTTCATTTCAGCAGCAGTTTTCTCTTTTGTTTGTGTTTCTTCTTCCATAAATATACTTAGTTAGTTAGAGTATTTAAGCCTTTCTATCCCAGAAATTCTTGAAGTGTAATAGTGCAACAGACAGCCCAGAAATTACTGCTGCATAGATTGCTTTAGTATTGATAATCCCGTCTGAGAGGGCACCAAACAACACAAGCCCGCCTGACATAATAGAACTAATCGCCGAATAGATAATTTCTTCTCTTGTTGGTAATGTTTTTTTTTAGTTTTCATTTTCTGTTGGGATTTGATAAACTAGATTTGGATTTGGATTTTGTAGAGCTAACTGCATTCTTAGACGATAATTTGGTTCATCTTGTAGCCATTGTTCTACTTTAATTAATTCTTGTTGCGCATTTGTTAAATCTCTACCTGTAGATGTTTTTGTAATTTCTCTTAATGCTCTTTGTGACTCTCTGATATTTGCAACCATAACATTATATTCATTTACGACGGCAGAAGGCTCGAAACCTTGATTTGCTAAATTCAATGTTGCAGTCCATGAACGCTTGGATGCGTCGGAGAATAAAGTCATTGCTTCATTCTTGCTCTTAACTTTGTTATTTATTGTAGCTCCGAATATTGCTAATGATGCACCTAAGATTGTACCTATTGCTGCACCTGCAAGAGTTCCTGCTCCTGGAATAACTGTACCTGCGGCTGCTCCTGTTGCAGCTCCCGCTCCAATAGCTCCAATCAAAGCTCCACCTTTTCCACCACCTAGACCACCGAATGCAGCTGCTCTTGCAAATCCTAATGCATCATTTCCGCCGCCGATAGTTTGGCTTGGTGCTACTGCTTGGCCTAATTGACCGATAGCTTGCTGTTGAGTCTCGAAATTCTGTCTTTGAGTTATGTTCGCTTGTCCTGCTGCTAAATCCTGAGCAACGCCTTCTCTTTTATTGATTAACTCTTGTGTTCCTTCGCCAGCGTCGACACTTGTATACTTTCCAGTTACAGGGTCTAAAACAAATGATGGTTTTCCAGTCTCTTCATTTCTTATAACACTAGGTTTAGGAGCTTCTGGGGCTTGCGGTTTAGCTACACTATTCTGTGCAGGCTCAACAAATCTATTTCTTTCTATCTCTGCTAGGTTTTCCTGTCTTCTTTGTTCTAATGCGACTTTTTCAGGATTAAGTAAATCACTTAAAGGATTTAAAATAGGGTCGAGGACTTGTGATAATTTTGTTTTCTTCTTAGTTGTTTTTGTAGCCATTATTCGTTATCTCTCCCGCTTCCAGCTTGAACATCATTAGGTTGAAAGGTTAAAGGATTTTGTGCATCTTTCTGTTCGTCAAGTTGTAAGTTTTCTAGTAAACTTGCAGGACTATTCAAGTTAATGATAAATCCTAATTGAGCTCTCACTTGGTCCTCGATATACAACTGGTCATTCTCGAAGACGGTTTCGTGACCCAAATAAGAAGTTTTGCCGTTGGCCTCACTACCACCGCCCCCGAACAAAACCATCGGCATTCCTGCAGCACGATAGAACTCTTGGTCATTCATTCTCAACCACTCAATAATAAAGTTAGATGGGTTTATAGTTACAGTATCGAAGCTAAGAACATTCTCATCATCTGGGATAATCATGTCTTTACCTTTCTTTCTCGCATTAGTGATATTGGTTTCTATCGTCGCTAATGTAGTAGCATCATCAGATTTAACCTTAAACATAGTGAAGGGTACTGATTGGAATTCTGCAACTCTATTTCCTATTTGTCTTATTTTATCATCTGTTAAAATAATCTGTTCCATTCCTTCTGGTACGCTTCTACCGTGTAATTCTCCCGCGAATTGATTGTGAGTTAAGTGAAATATCTCGTCGACACTATACTCTTGAGCCTTACCTACTCCATTCATTAATTCATAGCCTGTTATCTGGCCTGACTTATTATAAAGAATAACCATGTTCTTAGAATCTAATTGTATCAAGTTAATTATCTCGTCGGTATCTTCATCTCTCACTATCAAAGCGAAAGCATCTCTTGCTACTTGTTTAGTAACAACCATCGAGAATAAAATGTCTCTAAATGTTTGTTTTCCATTTCCTGTGATGTGTTCTAATCTAATCTTAGTCGCTAAATCTGTAGTATACCCTTTTCCAACAGTCCAGATAGCTTTCATAATTATTGCTGAACGCAATTTAGGTACTCCATTAAACGCATTCCAGTCTTTTTGGAACCTATCATTTTGAATTCTAATTACATCTTTGTATGTTGGCACGTCGTAAGAAGTGTTAGTTATTTGATGCGGAGCCCTATCTCCTGTAAGGATTGCATTGTCTAAATCATAGAGTGACATATAAGTAATCGGCATACCGAATAAATAAACCTTCCGATTTAATCATTAACATTAACTGGGATGTAAACTATTAAATTTGAAGGCAAAGCTGTACCACTAGCCACACCATCCCAATCAATACCATAATCTGAATTTGCAGGGTCGGCATAAAATCCACTGACGGAGTTAGTAGTTTGTCCGCTCCATACTTCTATTTCAACTCTTAATTTTTCATCTATCTTAAACTGTCTGTTAATATCAAATACGAGAGTAGCCGTAGTCCCTTTTGTAGACGAATCTGTGGTTTCTGTTAAAGTTTGAGTTGTTTGTTGAGTTCCTATAAGGGTTTCAGTGGAGCCATCATAATGCAAGATTCTAATTTTCAAGTAAGTATCTGATGTCTGAACTCCTGTAGCCTGAGCAAAGAATGGAACGAAGACGTATAACTTACCTTCTACTTTCTGAGGTACTTTAAATTGATAATCAAAATTAACTTCTCCAAGTGCAGAACCAGCTCCTACGCCTGTGTATTCCCATCTAACTTTGGCAATATGCGAACTTATCCTTTGTCTTATTAACGATGTTGCACTTGCCAAATCTGTATGGCCATAAGTTATGATGTAGGCTTGGTCTGTAATTACATCTTGATAATCATAATTAACAAATCTCTGAGGAGCTGTTACAAATCTGTTAGGAATAGGCATTTTAAGCTCCGCTTATGAATTTCCTTACTTCTTGGTCATTCAGTCTTTTAACTGCTTCGTCAAATTCAAATGCTAAAACATTAAGTCTTGTCTGAGCTTCTAACATTGTCATACCCGACATATCATATTGAATAACCATCATTGCTGCTTTCGCACTTGCAGCCATTTTCAAAAGTCCTTTCACGTCGACATTAAGACTAGCATAAGCATCAGACCAATTATATCGAGTCACAGAATTGATTAAACTTTCAGCTTGAGTCATGAAATCATTAATGTATGCTTCTGTGTTTGCTGTAGAGCTTGCATTCGCTCCGACCTTTCTTTGTACCTCTGCAGTAGTAGCAAATATTCCCGTATCAGCCATTATTTAGAACCCCTAACTGCGCGAGTTAATTCCTGAATAGATTTTATTAATTCTCTTTGTAATCCCAACTCAGCAGCCTTAGCCTCGTCAGTGATGATATACTCTTTTGTAAGCATGCCTTCCTTAACTTTTATTTTTTCTTCGAATGCCATTGTTAAATTAAGTTTGAGGTGTTAAAATACTTTTCCCCTTGACACTGTCCTGATAAAAGGCTGTAAACTCTTATCTTGGTATGCTTCAAAGATAGCTCTAACAAGTCCTTCTGCAATGTGACCATACTTAGAAGTTATTTTTAATTTAGTTTCTTGTCCTGCCTTTCTAACATACTCGTATTGGATGCTAGCGAGGGAAGACCTTATTTCATGCCTGTCAAGTAAATGGATTTTACCTTGTAAACAAAGCATTTTCATGATAGTGTACATCTCCTCTTTCATAGACTTCTTTGTCTTTTCTCCATTAGCATCTAAAGCCATTTTTGAGTTTCTAAGTGATGTCACTATGTCTCTAGTAACTCTATGCTTAACTAAGAAATCAAACAAACCCGCGCCCATTCCATCTGCATCAATTCCATACTTTTTAGGTTTGTATTGCAGAGTTAATTCGATAATCCTGTTGAATGTAGCGTCTATTTTCACCTTCGTGTTAACTTCATGATGGATATGATTATATTCATCTTCAGTGGCTTTATTGATGCCCTCGTGTGTTGTTTCATCTTCTCCTTCACGAGCTAAGTCACAGCCGAAGTAGACTTTCTTATTCCTTATCTTTGTTGTCTCTTTCAAGTGACACATTTGGTCTATCATCTGAGGTGTAAACCATCTCTTAATGTCTCCAATCAGCTTGCAAAGGTATTCCCTTCCGTATTCGGCCTCTGTCATGGTTTTCTTTTCTCTATCTAGTGCTTTTAGTGAATTTTCTTTGATTTTTTCCGTCCATGTCGGGCTTATAGGTCTGTCTCTAAAGACTTCCTCTGTTGTTTTCTCCCAGAACTTAAATCTTGCATCTGGGTCTTTCTCTATCATTGCCTGTTTGTACTCTCTCCAGAAATAATTGTCATCTTCGTCATTGTTTAGAGTTCCCCACATCCAAATATGCCCGCCTGTTGTCAATAAAATCGGTGTTGCACTCGCAAAGAACTTTCTATCATGAAAAGGAGCCTCGTCAACCATTAAAATCTGACCTTCAAAACCTCTGCTCGAATCTCCGCTTGCTCCAACTGGTCTTGCTAGCAATATTCTCCTATTTCCATCAACATTTAAGATAATTCTTGTCTTTGTTGGCCTATCTACTCCTTTACCAATTAAATGAGGACATCTCTGTTGCGCATATCGAAGAGCAAACGCAATAATCAGTTCTGCTTGGTCTTCAGTTAAAGAAACGCAAACTATCTGGCTGCTTGGGTGGGTGTTATAATTCTCAATTAAATGTTCTATGGCTTTCGCCGCGAAAACATCAGTTGCACCAATACGCCTTCCTTTGACAAGTCCAATATCTCCACCTTTGTATGCAAGAATTTCCTTTTGCCAGTCATCCCAGTGATTTATCATTTCTTAATTCTTCTTTTCCGTAAAATTTAGCTTCTACTGTATAGTTCCCTTCAAACTTCTTTAAAGGTTTTATTATAGTTTCCCTAGCTCTTGGGCCTAGTTCCTCTTTCCAGTTTTTAGCTTGTCCTAGAATTATCTTGCCTTTCAATTTGTCAATTAAAATAAAATCAATATCCGTTTTGTTTGGCTTAATTTTTAAAGCACACAACGAATATTTTTCCGGGTAAAACATACT